AGACTATTCAATAAGAAAGGCAGCTTATGTCAAACCAAATGACATACAGCCAAAGACATATTTTTCTGTTATGGGACTAACTCACACAATAGGAGCTGATGGGTGGACAACACAAATGACAGCAGTGACAAATAAATCAAAAGATGATTTATATGAACCAGAGGAAGTAAAAATTTCTAGAGATAAAATAAGAAAAGTCTATAAAGATAAAATAAGTGCATTTATTAAAGCGGAACCTGAAATAGAGAGTGATCCACCTCCACCTGCACCACCGCAAGCAGGAGGAGTGCCACCAGGACCGCCACCTGTAAATGAGACTTATCCACCACCTGCTCAACCTATAATATTAGAACCAGAAGGACAAATAAAAGACACAATTTATTTTGACCCTGATGACACAGAGGGAATATACAGAATAGGTGACAAGAATACATCATTTAGACAAGGCAAGTTTGAGCCAGAACCACCAGAAGATGAAGGTTATATACAGATTGGAAGGCTGGATGAGTTTGTTTTGGATCAAGGTATGTCAGGAATTAGAAAAAGAGGCAGGTCTGGTGATACATCTCCAGCAAGCTTTTTAGGAAGTCCATATTATTAGAGAGAGAATATGATAGTAGAAATGCAAGAAGGTCCTCTAAAAACTAAAGTTGGTGAATTTTACGACGGATCAGGGCAACAGCTTAGAAGAGACCAAGAATATATGATATACTACGGTAGAGATAAGACAACAGTGTATGTTTTAAAATCAACAAATGAAATAATATACAGACTAAAAAAATTGAATAAAGAAATATATTACTTTCTAAAGCCAGAAAAAAATAGAGATGTTTATCCAAAAATAAAATACTCAACAGTAAAAGATTTGCCTTTTGATAGTTTTTTTATGACGAGATATTTTGCAATAAACAAATTGGAAGAGACACCAAAAATTATAGAAGTCGAAAAGCCTACAAAAACAAACTTATATAAATTTGTCAAGCTTGAATGGCAGATAGGTGGATCAACAGACCAAGCAGAAATACACAATTCAAAGCAGCTAAGAATTGCAGAAAAGAAAATACCAGGAATATCAGAAGTAATTCCTACACTTCATCTTCATCAGTCAAAGTTTGAAGACGACAGAAACTTAGGAGAGCTATTGCTTAAAAACCCAACATATTCAGAGTAACAAATTTAAATTTTCACAAATACAAATGATATATATAAACAAAGGTTATACAATTGGTTATAGAAAGCAGACAACAATACAATGATCTGGTTAGTAAGCTAAGCAATAAGACAGTATTTGCAACAGCAGTCTCTGACGATTTTAGATACCACCCAGCAGAATGTGATCCAATTGTTATAGCAATAAAATTTAATGATGATGTTTATAATATTATCATAGACCACACAGAATCAGAATCAAATGAAATAAACATACAAGAACTGTCAAAAATTAAAAGATTTTTTGTAGATGATGCAAAAGAATTCTATCATCTAACAGGTTTAGAAAACTGTTATGACAGTAAATTGCTTTCTTACTTTAACAATGAGAAAGTAGAAAGACCTATTTTACCACATGTCTTTGAACATTTAGGCACATCAAAAAAGCAAGGGATTAATAAGGTAGTGTCTCTGACAAAAGTTATACAATATGCGCAATCTAAGTTATCAACAATACAACAGCCAAAAAATATTACTAAGCCTTACTTAAAATATAATAAGTCACTAAAAACATTTGCAGACTTAGAAAAGTCCGGACTTAAAATTACAATGGGTCCTTTCAAAAGAGTCTTTAAGAACGGTTACGCATATTCAAATTTCAATATACTCACAACAACAGGAAGACCTTCAAATACATTTAGAGGAATTAATCTAGGGGCACTAAATAAGAATGATGATACAAGAAATCAGATAGTAACAAGGCATAATCCAGGTATGCTAGTTGAGTTTGACTATGATGCATATCATCTAAGATTGCTAGCAAAGATATTAAAATATGATGTGCCCAACGATGTATCACTTCATCAGCACTTTGCAGATACAATTTATAAGTCTTCATATGATGAGGCAAAAAGAATATCATGGCAGATACTTTATGGTAATGTCAAAGTAACAGAAAAAGAGAACCCGTTTTTCTATAAAGTTGATAAAATGTCAGATGCACTATGGAGCTATTTTAAAAAGCATAAACATTTTAAATCGCATATTTATAGACGACAGTTTGCGTCAAATAATGTTCCTGATGCAAATAAAAATAAAGTATTGAACTATTTTATTCAATCGTATGAAACGGAGCAGAATATAGAGACAATAAGAAAAATACAAAGTTTTCTAAAGTCTCGTAGTACGAACATGATATTATATACGTATGATAGTTTTCTGTTTGATTTAGATAGGACAGAGGGACTGGAAATGATATTACAGTTAAAGAAAATATTAAGTGCAGGTTCTTTTCCTGTCAAGGTAAAAGCAGGATTAAATTATGGGGAAATGCAAGATATAACGGAGAGAATAAATGGACATTAATAAAGTTATAGGTGATGCTGTTGATAAGGTCTCACTAAAAACAGCAAATGGCATGGTCGACTTAAATGACGCATATCATGTATTTATGGTACAGGAAGAATTAAAAAGGCATATTCCTGATGATATTGTAGAAGGATTATTTGATAAAAAAATTATAAGTGAGGCAAATGAGTATGATAAATGGCCTAACGCAGAGGCATGGAATTCAGGGCCAGGAGCAAAGAAAAAAGCATTCTTAAAATTTTTAAAAGACCTTCCTTCAGGTATGCCAAAAGATGCTACAATAAAAGTTTTAAAAGGCTTAAACGACCAAGAAGTATCTGATTTCTATAAAAAATTAGGATCAGATTCTAAGATAGATTCTCATACAGTTTCAGCAGGGTTGGATGCAAAAATATTTCATATTGATGCAAAAGGTATCGGTAAGGGAGAGGTGTATCTTGCTTGGAAAGTTAGAGGTGCAAAAATACAGGGAGGAAACCAGAGTTTTGATGTTGCTTTAGGAAGCAAAAATTATGAGGTAAAAGATTACAGCGGAAAGAAAAAGAGCGGTGCAATAAGAGCAGGAGTTGAGGCATCAGTAAGTAAATTTGAATTTTGGAAGCAAATATTAAAAACTGTAGATGTCTTACAAAAAATGGAAAAAGAAGGAGCATTTGATGTGCTGTTAAAATCTTCTGACGCATTTAAGCCTCTAATCGCACCTAAAAATTACTTGTTGAATAGAGTAAACAAAAATGTTAAAATTGTAACAGGTGAATTTAACAAAAAAGATCAACAGCAAACGCAATTATTTTATGATATTGCAGGACCTTTGTTAGACTTAAAAGATGAGTCTGCAAATCAAGTAATATTTAAAGGGCCAAACTTAAAGCCAATATCATATGAGATAGCGCCAATAAGCAGAGGTGACATACAATCAGGAATGACAATAGAGTTCTCATCATCTGCAGGACAAATTACTCCTGCTACTGCGATAAATTATTTAAAAACACTAAAGTATGTTAGAAAGCCAGAGGCATTTAATGAAGACATACAAGCAGCAATAAATAAGATTATTGAAGGAGGAGAAGCTGATAACTGGGTAATATTTAGAGGAACAGACGCAAATCCAAGATTAAAAGTGATCAGCTCAAAAGGCACAAATTTTACATACTCGGTAATTAGCCAGAACGGAATTAAGTTTAAAGAGATGGAACTTTAATGATAAAACTAAAAGACATATTGATAGAAGCAAAGTGGGATAACATTGCAGGAAGAGTCTGGGATTATATCATTAGCAATGAGATAAGAGTATCACAGGAAAAATTAAAAGAAATATCAGATGACGTCGCAAGACAGAGTAAGATTAGTAAAGATGGTTTGTACAAGGCAGTTAAAAGAGTAGGCGAGGAAAAGAATTGGTTTACTAATTTTATTATGACACCTGGCAAAAAAGGTGCAGGAGTCTTTAAGTGATAAAATTAAAGGATATATTAATGGAAGAAAAAGTTATGGATACTGCTGGAATAATATTAAGAGATCCGATCGCAGGTGTTGTATTGGTTAAAGATGCAACAGATGCGTATGAGTGGGGAATTCCAAAGGGTAAAGTGGAGCTCGGAGAAGACCCAATCGATGCAGCATGTAGGGAGACAATAGAAGAAGTTTCTATTTTTGTCAAAAAACAAGGATCACATTTAAACAGCCCAGTTGAACTAAAAGCCACAAAGAGAAATTCAAGAGGTGGCAACTTTTATATTTATGAAACAAGAATGAAGATGGCTGTTTTACCAACTAAAAGTTTAGAGCACGAAGAAGTGCGGTGGTTTGATAAACTACCAGACAGAACAGATCCACGACTGAAGGATTTAATCTAATGAAAACACAATTATTATGTACATTCTGTACAAAGCAAGACTTTGAAGACACCACACAATTAATTAGTATGGCGTCTGAAATAGTATTTAACAAGATATACGTTTTTGAGAATATGGACGATAACAATTCTCTAATCTGCACATATAATGTAGAAAAGACAGAAGATTTTATACAGAACAATAAGACTATGGCAATTCACAGAAAGAAAGAGACAAATACACTATACACGATAAATGCTTTAAATGAAGCAATAAGAAAAGAAAATAATGGTGTATTGGACAAGTCTTACTCATTAAACTGGGAAAGCTATAGGAATTCATTGCTGCTTACAAATGATGCAGGTCTGAACATAATAAGGACTAAGCTGTATAAAATTATTAATGTGTAAAAAAAATATATATAAAAACTGATTTTTGGGTTTTTAACAGTATATATATTATTGCTTATTAAAAATGCTTATTAAAATAAAGGCCCGAACGATTTTTAGTTTCCACTATATTAAAAGCTTAAAAACAGCTGTGGCCTTTATTTTTTTAAAAATGTTATAAAAAATTTAATTTTAAAAATGTTTCGCAATAGGTATAAGCGTATTAATTGAATAATGAACACTTAACTAAGGAGTAATGACACATGGACTTATCCGTAATAAAATCCAGGTTATCACAACTACAATCAACCAATAACAGAACCTCAAATCTATGGAAACCTTCACCAGGTAAGACACAGATTAGAGTTGTGCCTTATAAGTTTAATAAGGACAATCCTTTCATTGAGTTGTATTTCCATTATGACATGGGCGATAAGAATTACTTATCTCCAATTTCATTTGGACGTCCTGACCCAATTGAGGAGTTTGCTACTAAGCTAAAGACTTCTGGAAATAAAGAAGACTATAAGCTTGGTAAGAAAATCGAAGCTAAGATGCGTACTTACGCTCCTGTCATCGTAAGAGGTGAAGAGAACGAAGGCGTAAAATTCTGGGGCTTTGGTAAAATGGTATATCAGGAATTACTTTCTGTTATCGCAGATCCAGACTATGGTGACATCACCGATCCAGTAAATGGTCGTGATATTGTCGTTGAGTTTAAGACCAGCGAAGAAACAGGACGTGCTTTCCCGATGACGACTATTAGGGTTAAACCTAATCAGACGCCTCTCACAGAGAATGCCGATGTTATGAAGGTAGTAAAGGACACACAACG